CAGCTGAACGCGGGCAGCCAGCACGCCGCCTACGACCTGGCCGTCCACTCCGGCGACCGGCTGCAGGAGACCGCGATGCGGATCCTCGGCCACTGCGTCGAGGACTGACCCGGCCCCGAGTCCACCGCGGTGGCGGGTGTCCGCCCCCCGCTTCCCCGTCACCGCGGTCCAGCCCCGGCATCCAGCCGTGAGGGCGTCGGTTCGAAGCCGGCCCGGGGCACGCACCGCCACCCAGTCATCGAATCGAAGGGAGCCCGCCATGCGCGAGTCCACTTGGGAGATCTTGAGCTTCCTGATCCCCAGCCTCCTTGGTTTGGCCGTCGTCGTCTTCGCGATCTGCGCTCGCTGACCGGCTGCCCGATCCGCCCGTCTCGCACGGGCGGTGAGGGGAACCGCTCAGCGTTCCCACCCCTATCGAGAGGAGCCCGTCATGGGCTTGTTCGGCAAGTCGTCCGAATGGAAGGCCGCGATCGCCGTCCTGCTGGCGGCGTGCGGCTGCGGCGCCGATCGGGGCTACGGATGTCCCCGCTGTGGCCGCTGCTTCTGCAACGCGCCCTGCGGCTGCTAACCCACCCCGGCCTGACCGGCTGCCCTCGGCCTGCGTCTCGCACGCGGGCCCTGGAGAACTGGCGCAGTGAACCCCCACTCCTTCTGACCTGTGAGGTCGTCATGTTCCGCTTCATCGCCTGGGCTTCCCTGGCCCTCTATCTGCTGATTGTCGGCCTGTGGCCGTCGGCTGCCGCCCCGGTCGGGCTTGCTTTCGAGGGCCTCGGCGCGGTCGCCGCGTCGATCCCCGGGCCCGCCCTGCTGCTCCTCGCCGGCATCGCCTGGCTGCGCCACAAGCCCGCCCCCAAGACCGCCACCGCCTGAACCCCGGAAGGAACCGATCACCGTGAGCAGCTGGTTCGAGGAGCGTCGCGCCGACAAGGCGGAGGACGCCAAGCAGCGGCGCCTCGATGAGGACCACCGGGCCGAGCTGCGCCGCAAGGAACGCCGGAAGGACCGCGACGAGGCCCGGGAGATCAAGGCGCAGGCGCGGCGCGAGAAGGCGCAGCGCCGCCAGGCCCGCGCCGCCCGCCGGGAGAAGACCCTCACCCCCGGCAACGTGTACCGCAAGGGGACGCTTGGTCTCGTCGGCCTGTCGGCCCTTGCCTCCCTGCCCGCCCAGGTCCTGCACTTCGTTGCGATCCACTGGATGCTTTTCCCCATCGGCCCCGCCGTCGAGGGCGCGGCGTGGGTGATGGCGGCCGGTGTTGCCTACGCGGATGAGCGGAAGCTGCCCGTCTGGGTGCGGTGGCTGCTGCGGGTCCTGTCGCTGTCCGCGGCCGGATTCGCCGCCAACATCAACTACCAGTACGGGCTCAGCCTCACCGGCCACGGCGTCAGTCCCGGGGACGCTCAGGTTGCCGGCCTCGGTCTCGCCGCGGTCACGCTCGGCGGCCCGCTGTTCTTCGAGGTCCGGCAGTGGGTCCTCACCTTGACCGCGTCGGCCGTCGATCCGAAGAAGCAGGCGGAGGCCAAGGCCCGCGCCAGGCACGAGAAGCGGCGCGGGAAGAAGTTCAGGGACGTTGCGACCCGTCAGCAGCAGCTGCTGCTTGCCGCCCCCTTCGGGACGCTCAAGCCCGAGGAGGCGTGGGCTCGCGCCTGGTGGGACGTGAACGGTGCGCCCGTCAGCGTTACCGCCGACGTGATCGCCGACCGGCTCGACGCCGAGGCCGACGTGGCCGCCGTCCTTGCCTACGCCGAGCAGACCCCGGAACGCCTCGCCGTCGAGTTCCTCCTCGCCGACGTGTTCGGCCCCGAAGGCGGCGACGGAGGCCCGTCCGGAACCGGCGCCAGCATCCCCGACGGCGGACCGCGCGGAGGCACCCCCAAGGGGCGTACAGCCCTTGGGGGTAAAGGGAAGCGCCCTGTTTCGAGTACGGCCGACACGGAGCCGCTGAAGCCCCTCGCTGAGGCCGATCTGAAAGCCGTCAGGAAGCTCGCCGAAGCTCTCGGCGGAGCGGACCGACTGTCCGCCCGCAACGTCCGCGAAGCAATCGGCTGCCGCAACGACTACGCCATCCGACTGCGCGACGCCGTCCGCACCGAGACGAAGGACTGAGACCCCGCCATGGCCACCCCGTTGACCGACGAGCGCACACCGCTGACGCTCGTGAAGGACACCCCCGCGCCGGCCCCGGCGTTCGAGTTCGAGAAGCGCCCGCGCCCCGCCTGGATGATGTCCGGCGAGCAGCTGCGGCAGTGGGCCGTGTACGCCCGCGACAACGCGTTCGACGCGATCCGCTTCCATGCCGCCCACTCTCCGTACTACCTCGGCTGGTCGGTGCGCGGCTACCGCCGGCTCTGCCTGCGGTGGTGGGAGGCGCGGCACGACGACTACCGGCAGCAGATCGCCACCGCCAAGCTGATGCTCCGCCAGGCGAAGGAGCAGCCGCGCGGAGCCGCCCGGGCCGCCGACGAATCGAAAGCCCGCGCCCTCCTGGAGGTACGGCGGGCCGAGTTCAAGGCGCACAAGAAGCGGCACTGGATCCGCACCGGCATCAGCGGCCTGGTCATTGTCGGCGGCGCGTCCGCCGTCGCCGCTCTCGGCAGCTGGTGGATGCAGCTCCTTCTCGTCATCGCGGTCATGGTCGCTGGCGCCTGGTTCGGCAGGCCCGAGCAGCCTGTCGCGCGGCCGGTCCAGGCGCCGACCCGCGTCAGCCACCTCGGCGAAGAGACGATGCGGCGCGTCCTCGTCGAAGCCGGCGCGGTGCCGGAGAAGCGCGGCGGGGAGATTCGCGGCGTCGGTATCCCCCACACCGACGGACCCGGCATCGCCTACGCCGTACACACCCCGTCTGGCATCCCGGCATCGGTCGCCGTCGCCAAGAAGCAGCAGATCGCCGCGGCGCTCGGCGTGCACTCCGACTGGATCGACCTGTCCGTCGGTAGCGTCGAGACGTTGCTGCTGATCTGGACCGCCAGCGAGGACCCGTTCGGCGTGGTCCGGCGGTCCCCGCTCATCGGCCACAAGGGTCCCCTCGACCTCTGGAACGAGGGCGCGCCCATCCTCTTCGGTAAGCGCGGCAACGTCATCCGGATGCGCCTGCGTGACCTGATGATGCTGATCGGTGGCCGGACACGCAGCGGCAAGGGCATGCTCCTCGCGAACCTGAACCTGGCTATGGCCAAGGACGTGCGCATCAACCTGCGCCTCTTCGACGGCAAGGCGTCCGGCGAGCACAACGCCCTCGCCCCGCTGCTGGCCACGTTCGTGAAGAAGAACCCCGAGCGGCTGCTGATGTTCACCCGGGCCGTGATGGAGGACCTGGACCGCCGGGCGGACTTCCTCGACGAGCGTGGCAAGTCCAAGCTCACCGAGGACCTGATCGAGGAGATCGGCGGGATCGAGGTCATCGAGATCGACGAGCTGGCGACGTACACAGCTAAGGGAACCAGCCCGTTCGTCGAGGAGATCGTCGAGAACCTCTGCCAGATCGCCGCCGTAGGCGCAGGGCTGGGCGTCCTTCTGGAACTGGCCACCCAGGTCCCGGAGGTCGATGTCGTGCGCGGCCGGCTGCGCCAGAACCTTGTGGCTCGGGCCGCGATGAACACCGAGTCGCCGCAGGCATCCAACACGATCATGGGCGACGGGATGGCTGGGCAGGGATTCGATGCCTCCCAGATCCCGCTCGACCAGCGAGGGCGCTGCTGGTTCAGCACCCCTGACACCGGAACGATCCCGGCCCGCTCGGGCCTCGTCGAGGACGACGACCGGCCGCCGGTCATCGCCGAGGGCTACGAACTGCGCAAGGCCGCGGGGCGCCTGCCTGGTCAGTGGCGCGACCCGATCGAGGAGAAGCTGATCGCCTTGACCGGCGTGTCGTCGGCAGCCGGCGGCGAGCGGGGCAACGGGCGCATCGTCCGGGTCACCCTCCTGGAACGACTGGAGATGATCGCCCGCGCCACCAATCGCGGGGGAGCGACGAACGCCGAGGTATTCGCCGCGCTCGCCGCAACGAACAGCGCCAAGTACGGGCGGCAAGACGGCGAGACGGATCGTGGCTGGACCACCCGCGTCGGGAAGCTCCTGAAGGACGAGATCGAGGGGCTCGGCGTCGACCTGGAGGTCAAGCGGGTCCCCGGCCCGGACGGGGAGCGCACTCCCGGCTACCTCCTCACCGACATCATTACCGCCCGGAATGTCCGCACATGAGGTCTGACGGAGGTCTGCCACCGCACGGATAACCGCAGGTCGCAGGTCTGCCACAGGTCTACCGACGGGAGCCAGCTGGCCATCCCGACGGGGTCACGTGTCAGACCTGCGGCAGACCTCCCACCTGCAGCTTTACCGCCCACGGCAGACCTCAGACAGACCCAAAGGAGGCCCGAATGCTCACCCTGAAGATCGAGACAATGACGATCAACGGACACCCGTACCGGTGCCCCGAATGCGCCTCCGAAGCGTTCACTCTCGACGGCGCCGGCTTCATCGACCGGATGCCCGTCCGCGGCAACTGCTGGAGCTCCCACAGCTGGGAGGAGCCGCTCATCACTGTTGGCGACCTCCGGCTCATCCAGGCCAGCAGCACCGGCCGCCAGCGCGCCGAAGACCAGGACACCTTCGAGATCACCATCGGTCGGGCCGTCCTCGCCGGAGTCCTCTACCCGCAGCCCACCCTCGACGACCTGAAGAAGGGCGCCTCTCTCTACTGGAAGCGGATCGTTAAACCCGCCCTCCGCCGCCAGCGTCGCACCGCCCTCCGGGCAGCCAAACGGCCCGTCAGCAACGCCGTCGCCCACGCCAAAGCCGCAGCCATCGGAGCTGCCTGGGGCATCCAGACCGGCGACGCCGACCCCGACTACCAGCCCGAGCCCGTCAACCCGTGCGCCGCCTGCGACGGCCGCGGCAAGTTCACGATCACATCCAACGTTCACGACACCACCACCGTCCGCTGCGCCGTCTGCCACGGCACCGGCGAAATCGACTAGGAGACCAGACCCCATGCCCGTCCTGCCCGAGCCGACGCCCACCGCCCCCGCGGCCGGGCAGACCCACAACCCGCTCACCGACTCGATCCTCCAGGCCGCCGTCAACGACGCCCTCACCAAGACCTTCCACCGCGACGACACCCCCGTCCCGACCGTCGGCAGCGCCCCACCCGTCGCCCAGCCCGGCCGGCCGCCCATGAGCCAGAAGGCCGTCGACGTCAGCAGCATCATGCTCGCCGGCAGCGTCGCCTCCGTGCCCCTCGGCGGCATGACCTGCCTCGTCCTCTACACCCTCAACCAAGTCGACCCGGTGAGTCTGACGATCGGCGCGAGTGCCCCCGTTGCCCTCGTCCTCGCCATCGGCGCCCTGCTCCGCCGGGCCCGCGGCGTGCTGCCCGACGAGCACCACCACCACTACGACGGGCCCGTCTACCAGGACCAGCGCAACGTCCAGACGTCGACCCGCGGCGTCTGGGCCAAGACCACCAACCAGCAGTAGAACTGCTAGCGCTACTTGCTAGCTGATCGTTGAAACTGTAATCTCCGAAGTCGATGGTGGAACACCCATCCCAACAGCACCTCAGACCCCCGCGAAGAACACCGCGGGGGTCTTCGCGTATCCGGGAGGCCGAATGCCGACCTTCACCAACCCGGGCCTGCGAGAGATCTGCGAACGCGAGCACCTCGGCACCATCTGGGAAGCCGCCCGCATCGCAGGCGTCAAGCCCGGCACCATCCGAGTCTGGGAATCCCGCGGCAAGATCGAACGCATGCCGATCGGAGACGGGCAGCCGCTGTACCACCTGCCCACTGTGGAAGCCGCCTCCAAGGTCCGCGGCGGTCGGCCCGCCAAGGCAGCCTGATCGTCCCGCCGTCCGTCGCGCTACGGAGGCAACAGCTCAGAACCGGCAGTCCCAGCGGATCACTTGGGCCATCATTGCGGCTCAAGAACCGCGACAGAGGGGACGGCCGTGTTCGGTAGCAAGAAGAGTGACGAGGAAAAAGCTGCAGCCAAACGCATGCGCCAGATCACGGGGGCAGCAGCATCGGCCGGACTCACCGTAATGGGCGGGAAATTCAGAGCGCCCAACCAAGAACCAGTAGACGTTGACGGAGCCCGCGTCACCATCGAGCGAGGCGAAGAAGCAGGAAAGCGTGTCACAGCCACACGCGTACTCCTCACAGGACTCTTCGCCCTGGCGCTGAAGAAGGACATGAACCAGCTGTTCATCACCATCGAGAACGGCACTCAGGTCATGCTCTGCCCGGTGCCCGCCAAGAAGGAAGCCGCAGCCCGCATCCTCGCCACCATGGTCAACGGTGAAGCGACAGGCGTAGGCAAGATCGAGTAGCACGCATCGCGTCGAGGAGGCCCCGCTCACATTGCGGGGCCTCACGCATATCTAGGGGAGGTCCCATGAATGCCGACCACCACCTGGATTCGGACACCGTGCGAGAGAAGCGATGCCCGAAGTGTGCACAGTGGCTGAACGTTCGTTGCTTCAGTAGGAATAAACGGCAAGCGGACGGGCTCCAGAGTTACTGCAAGCCGTGCATCGACAGCTACCGCACGGAGCGCGGGTACAAGCTGAGCTCCGAGGCGATGAGTCGGAAGCGCCAGAGGGATCGAGATGCGTACAAGGAGAGCCCCGACAAGTGGTGGGAGCAGAACCTCATACGCAAGTATGGGATCACCGCTGAGCAATACGCCGAGATGCTTGAGGGGCAACAGGGCCTGTGCGCCATCTGCCTCCGTCCGCCGGGTAAGAAGCGCCTTCACGTGGATCACTGTCACAGCAGTGGGCGAGTGCGTGGGCTCCTGTGCGATGACTGCAACCTTGGGATAGGCAAGCTCGGGGACGACGCGGCCAGGGTGACATCGGCCGCCGCCTACCTGCAGCATGGACCCGGTTTCCGTGAGATGACGCTGATCGTTCAGTAGGACCCCTCGAGCGGTGATGTAGGCGACTTGCTCTCGGAGGTAATCCATGCCGGTGTCCCCTCCAACGCGCTGCGGCGCCATGGGATGCAAGGAGTTCGCCACCAACCGCGGGCGCTGCGACGAACACCAGCCGCAACCGTGGGCCAACCGGGCCCGCAAGCAAGACCGCTACGGGATCAGCTCGGGCACCTGGCGCAGCCTCAAACGGCAAGTCGACCGGCGGGACAACCACACCTGCTACGTCTGCGGACGTGAAGCCGAAGAAGGCGAACCCCTCGACCTCGACCACAAGAAGCCCATCGCTGAAGGCGGATCACCGAAGGACATGGACAACCTCGGAATGATCTGCCAGCCATGCCACGAGATCAAATCCAAAGCCGAAGCCGCCCGAGCAAATCGGGAAAGATCCCTTCTCCGAAAGATTTCCAGGGGGATAGGGGAGTCAAAATCTCTGGATTGATCGTCTGGGGGCCCGCCGCGGTCAGTGAAAAAGACCTGCGCTCAGAATCTGGGATAGGGGGTCTGGATCATGGCCCGTACCGCGCAGCCCGCCGCGCTGAAGCTCCTCAAGGGGCAGGGGGACGGCAAGGACTCGGGTGGCCGGCCGGTCAACGTGGGGCCGGCCTTCCGTCGGATCGCTCCGGAGCCTCCGGACTGGTTGTCGCAGGAGGCTGCCGCTGAGTGGCGGCGGGTGGTGCCGGGCCTGACGCGTCTGGACATCCTGAAGGAGGAGGACCGGGCGGTGCTGGCCGCGTACTGCGAGACGTGGGCGACGTTCGTGGATGCGATCCAGCAGCAGCACCGGGACGGTCTGACGATCGAGGCGAAGCAGGGGATGCTGCCGCACCCGGCGGTGGGTATTGCCCGCAACGCCGGCCGGGAACTCCGCTCGTTCGCTGCGCACTTCGGCCTGACCCCGTCGTCGGAGCAGGCTCTCGCGAGGGGGGCCGACGATGGCGGCGAGGACGACAACCCGTTCGCGTAAGGCGCCGGCCGCTGGTGTGGATGCGGCCGAGCTGGAGCGGCTGAAGCTGGCGCCGGAGATCGCCTGGTACCTCGAAGACCGTGGGATTCCGCTGCCGGACTGCCCGCCGCTGGTGCAGACGCCGAGCCCCGGGGAGGCGCCGGGCGCGGTGTTCGATCCGGACCGGGTCGACCGGGTCCTGAACGCGTTCTCGAAGCTGCGGCACACGCAGGGTCAGTGGGCGGGGCAGCCGCTGAAGCCGGACCCGTGGCAGGTGGCCTACGTCCTGGCGCCGGTGTTCGGATGGGTCCGCTGGGATGAGGATGCCGACGGCTATGTGCGGATCGTCCGCGAGCTGTATGTCGATGTGCCGCGCAAGAACGGAAAAGGTCTCCATACTGGGGAAATGATTCTTACGCGGGATGGCTGGAAGAGGTTCGGCGACCTGGCCCCGGGCGATGAAGTGCACACTGTCGACGGATCGCTGACCAAGGTCACCTGGGTCTCGCCGGTCCGCCACCTCGACTGCTACCGAGTCACCTTCGCCGACGGGCAGTCGTTCGTCTGCGATGCGGACCACCTCTGGACCGTATGGGACCGGTACGGGCACGACCCTGACCGATGGGCGGCGTCCAAGGGAAAAGGGGCGTGGCGCACCATCGCCACGCCTGAGCTGGCGGCCACGCACCGCAGTGGAGCGCGCGGGGATACCCGCTACTCGGTTCGCACTGACCGGGTACTGCAGCGACCGGAATCGCAACTGCCGATCGATCCGTACCTGTTGGGGCTTTGGCTCGGCGACGGGCACACGAATGCTGCCCGAATCACGACCGTGGACTCCTCGGTGGCGCAGGCTTTCGAGGACGTCGGATACGAGGTTCGGCGCCTTCCCGGGACCGTGTCCTACAGCGTGAAGGGCGGCTTCCTGGTCGCTCTGAGGGAACTCGGTGTCCTCGGAAACAAGCACGTGCCCCAGGCGTACAAGCTTGGTAGTGCTGAGCAGCGTCTGGCGGTCCTGCAGGGGCTGATGGACACGGATGGCGGGGTCAACCGGGGGCCGAACACGCCGCGTGTGGAGTACGTCAGCACGAAGCGCGAGCTTGCGGACGCCGTCCATTTCCTGGCTCGGTCCTTGGGTTGGAAGGCGACCGTCCGGGAGTTCCGTACCAAGCTGAATGGCAAGGACTGCGGGCCCGGTTGGAAGGTGGCGTGGACGGCCTTTGCTGACAGATCGCCGTTCCGGCTTGAGCGCAAGACGAAGCGTCTGCACGTGGACTCGGGAGCAAGGACCAGGTCGTCGTCGAACACGATCGTCTCAGTGGAGCAGGTCGATTCGGTGCCGACGAGGTGTATCGGTGTCGAACACGAGTCCCAGCAGTTCCTGATCGGAGAGGGACTGACGCCCACACACAACTCGACCCTGGCGGGCGGCCTGGCGATCTACATGACGTGCGCGGACGGCGAGCAGGGTGCACAGGTCATCACCGCGGCGACGACGAAGGAGCAGGCGGGATTCGTCTTCGAGCCGGTCAAGAAGCTCGCCGAGGCGGCGCCGGCCTTGAAGAAGCACGTGCTGCCACTGAAGGACAAGATCCTCCATAAGCGCAGTGGCTCCTACTTCAAGCCGATCGCCAGCGTTGCGGGGGCCCAGCACGGTGCGAACATCCACTGCGCGATCGTGGACGAGCTGCACGAGCACAAGACGCCCGAGCTGGTGGAGACCATCGAGACGGGCACCGGTTCGCGTCGGCAGCCCCTCGTATGCATCATCACGACGGCCGACTCCGGGAAGCGTGAGTCGGTGTACGACCGCAAGCGCAAGCGGGTCGAGCAGCTGGCCCGCCGGGTGTTCGCGGCGCCGTCGGTGTACGGCGTGGTGTGGGCGGCGGAGAAGGATGACGATCCGCACGTTGAGGCGACGTGGCGGAAGGCGAACCCTGGCTACGGAGTCTCGCCGACCCGGTCCTATCTGCAGGCGAAGTCCGATGAGGCGAAGCAGAGCCCCGCGGACCTGGCGAAGTTCCTTCGGCTGCATCTGGGCCGGCGGACGAAGCAGGAGACGAAGTATCTGACGATGGAGTCCTGGCGGAACAACGCCGGGATGGTCGACGAGGCGAGGCTGGCCGGCCGGGAGGCATACGGCGGCCTGGACTTGGCGGCAACGTCGGACTTGTGCGCGTTGTGCTGGCTGTTCCCGGACGATGAGCTGGGCGGCTTCGACGCGCTGTGGCGGCTGTGGACGCCGGAGGACAACGTGGACGCGCTGGATCAGCGCACCGCGGGGGCCGCGTCGGTGTGGGTGCGGGAGGGCCTGCTGGTTGCGACTCCCGGGAACGTGGCCGACTACGACTACATCCAGCTTCAGATCGAACGGGATATGGACGCCTTTGACGTCCGGTCCATCGGTTTCGACCCGTGGTCGGCGGTGCCGTTGACGAACAAGCTGGCGGAGTCCGAGGCGCCGATGGTCAAGGTCCGGCAGGGCTTCGTCACGATGAGCCCGCCGTTGAAGGAGCTGCAGCGGCTGCTGTTGAAGGGCACCCCGGAGGCGCCCCAGTTGCGGCACGGCGGGAATCCGGCGGTGACGTGGATGGTCGACAACCTCGCTGTCGCGATGGACCCGGCCGGGAACGTGAAGCCGGACAAGGCCCGCAGCGCGGAGAAGATCGACGCCGTTTCGGCGCTGGTGACGGCGCTGTCCGAGGCGATGACGCGAGAGCCGGTCCAGAAGTCGGCTTACGAGGACGGCGACCTGGAGGTCGTGTGAGGGGGTGGCCGTCGTGTGGGGCTGGTTTCCGTGGCGTCGCACTGCGGTGCGTAAGCGTGTGGTGGTGAATCTGGCGGACAAGGCGTTCGCCGGGGTGCTGTGGGCGAAGCGGGGGCCGCTGCTGGTGCTGCGGGACGCGACGTTGATGCAGCACGGTGCCGCGGACACGCCGATGGATGGCGAGGTCATCGTCGAACGATCGAGGGTCGAGTTCATCCAGGTGGCGGGAGGCTGACGTGACGTTCGTCGTCTCCCAGGGCCAGCTGTCGGCGGTGTCGATCGCTCCTCTCGCATCGTCTGCCGCGTATGTGCAGCTCGCGGATGGCGTGTATCGCGAGTACGCGCACCTGTACCGCTGCCAGCCGCAGATCCGCACGGTGGTGTCGTTTCTGGCGCGGAACATCGCCCAGCTGGGGCTGCACACCTACCGCCGGGTGTCGGATACGGACCGGGAGCGCCTGACCGATCATCCGCTGCCGCGGATCCTGGCGGCGCCCGGCGCGAAGGTCACCCGGTACCGGCTGATCGAGCGTCTGGTGTCGGACGTGGCCATCTACGACAGGGCGTTCTGGGTGAAGGTCCGCATGGACTCCGGGGCGCTGCTGGGCGTGATCCCGATCCCGCCGTCCCGGATGACGATCGAGGGCGACAACTGGCTGGAGCCGGAAGCCTTCACGGTGCACGGCTCGAAGGGCGACCTGGAGCTGCAGCCCGACCAGGTGGTGCACTTCCACGGCTACGACCCGGTCGATCTCAGGTTCGGCTCGTCGCCGATCGACGCGCTGCGCTCGCTTCTGGCGGAGGAGTTCGAGGCGAATCGGGCGCGCGAGCAAATGTGGCGCAACGGCGGCCGGCTGTCTGGTGTCCTGAAGCGTCCGGCGGACGCCCCGAAGTGGGATCCGACGGCGCGCGGCCGTTTCAAGGAGGGCTGGCGGTCGTACACGCAGGGCGGCGGGACGCCGATCCTTGAGGACGGCATGGAGTACGAGCAGCTGGCGATCGATCCGGCGAAGGCTCAGTACATTGAGGCCCGCAAGCTGACCCGCGAGGAGGTCGCGGCGGCGTACCACATTCCGCTGCCGATGGTTGGGATCCTCGACCACGCGACGTTCTCCAACATCAAAGAGCAGCATCAGCAGCTCTACCAGGACACGCTCGGCCCGTGGCTGACGATGATCCAGGAGGAGATCGGGCTTCAGCTGATCCCGGACCTGCCGGACTCCGATGACGTGTACGTCGAGTTCAACCTGCAGGAGAAGCTGCGCGGCAGCTTCGAGGAGCAGGCCGCGCAGCTGCAGACCGCGGTCGGGGCGCCATGGCTGCTGCGCAACGAGGCCCGCGCCCGCATGAACCTGCCGGCCATCGACGGCGGCAACGACCTGATCACCCCGATGAATGTCCTGGTCGGCGGGATGGCGTCACCTACGGATACGGCTCCCGATCCCGCTCTGGCGGCCGTCCCAAAAGCCCGGGGCCGCCTGGCGCTGATGAAAGCAGCCCCGGAGCGGCCGGACCTCGGGGACTTTGACGAGGAGCGTGACGCGTTCACGGCGTCGCTGGAGCGCTGGACTCGGCGACAGTTCGCCGCCCTGCAGTCGCGGGCCGGCGCAAAGACCGGCGGCACCCCAGACCTGCTGGCCTGGTGGGATGAAGGTGCAGAGGACCGCCTGGCCGAACTGTCGTCGCTGATCTCTGCGCACGGCTATCGCATTGCGCAGCTCGCGGCCTGGGGCGTCCTGGCCGAGTTCAATCCCGAGGCGTCCGGGTGGGATCCCGAGGTGATGCTGCCGTGGCTGCTCGCCGCAGCAGAGTCCCACGCATCCCAGCACGAGGCCGCCGGCCGGGAGTCGGTGGCCCAGGTCGACGACGAAGGCGACGGCTGGCAGGCCAATCTGCAGCATGCCGGCGAGGTGTGGGCGGCGGCGGCCACCGTGCGGGCTCTGACCGCGTCGACGGAAGCACGCGGCTTCGGCTCCCACGACGCGGCCGGAGTGTCCGGGCTGACGAAGAAGGTCTGGCGCACCGGCGGCAAGAACCCGCGCCCTTCTCACCGGGCCCAGGACGGCGAGGCGGTCAGCCTCGATGACGTCTTCTCCAACGGTCTGCGCTGGCCCGGCGACGGCAAGGGCGAGGCCAAGGAAACCGCGAACTGCAAGTGCCGTCTGGACTACGCAACGGAGTGACCATGCGAATCAAGAGCTGCCCCGTGCGCATCAAGGCGGCGGGTGAACACGAGGGCACCGACGAGGGGACGTTCGAGGCGATCGTTGCCGCGTACAACCTGGACTCGGTCGGAGACAAGATCACACCGGGGGCGTTCGAGGCGACGCTCGCCCAGTGGAAGGCCGCGGGCGACCCGATCCCGGTCCTGTGGTCCCACATGTCCCACGACCCCGAGTACCACATCGGCGAGGTACTGGAGGCCGAGGAACGCCCGGAGGGGCTGTGGGTGAAGGCCCGCATCGACACCGAGCCCGGCACCAAGGCGGCGCAGGTGTACAAGCTGCTGAAGGGCCGCCGCGTCACCCAGTTCTCCTTCGCCTACGACGTCGAGGAGGGGGCGTGGGTCGACCAGAAGGACGGCGAGGGCTACTACGAGCTGCGCAAGCTCAAGCTCTACGAGGTCGGCCCCACCCTGATCGGCGCGAACCAGGCCACCGAACTGCTGGACGTGAAGTCCGCCGATGGCGCCACCATGCGCATCGCGGTCGAAGGCGCTTCCGCCGCACAGACCGAAGAACTTCGCCACGCCCTCTCCGGGGCCATGGCGGCTAAGGCCGGCAGGACACTGTCGAGCAAGAACGAGGAGCGCGTGAAGGAGATCGCGCGCCTCGCCAAGGAGCTGCTGGACTCCCTCGCTTCCAGCATCGACGACGAAGAGAAGGCCACGCCGAACCCGCCCGAGACTCCCTCGCCGCAGACGCCTGCGGCCAAGGAAGCTCCGGCCGGCCCGAGCCCCGCCTCGCTCCGTCTGCAATCAGACCTGGCCGTCCTTGCGGCCGAGGTCTCCTCGCTTACGGACTGAGGAGTGCCGTGAACAAGATCGAAGAGCTGAAGGAACAGCTCAAGCACCACCTGCAGGCAGCCCAGACGATCGCGGCGAAGGCCGACGACGAGGGCCGCGACTTCACCGACGACGAGCGCGGCCAGGTCACCGACCACATGGCCAAGGCATCGGAGGCGAAGACCGGTCTGGAGAAGGCCAAGGCGACCGCCACGATGCGGCAGGCTCTGGCCGACCTCGGCGACGGGGTGGAGCTGGAGGAGAAGTCGGGGGAGCGCCGCACCCCGTCCGGCCTCGTCATCCCGGACGCGAAGGCGTCGCTGGGTGAGACGTTCGTCAAGTCCGGCGAGTTCCAGGCGCTGATGCAGTCCGCGCCGAACGGGGTCTTCGGCAAGGACCACCGGGTGCAGTCCCGGCCGGTCGGCTACAAGGCGCTCGTGACCGGCGGCTCGGACACCTCTGGCGGGGCATTCGTCTCCAACCAGATGATGGGCCTGCAGGTCGGGCAGCTCGCGTTCCAGCGCCCGCTGCGTCTGAGGGACGTGGTCACGAACCTGACCACCACCTCGGACACCATCGAATACGTGCGGATGACGTCGCAGACGAACAACGCCGCCCCGGTGCCGGAGTCCACCACCACGGCGGACCCGGGCTCGATGACGACCGCGAACGGTGTCAAGCCGGAGTCGGCGCTCGCCTGGGCGAAGGTCACCACCCCGGTGCGGACCATCGCTCACTGGATCCCGCTCACGAAGCGCGCCCTGTCGGACGCCTCGCAGGTGCGGTCCATCATCGACGCGTTCCTCCGCTACGGCCTGGAGGAGGAGCTCGAAGACCAGATGGTGGCGGGCGACGGCACGGGTGAGAACCTGGAGGGCCTGTCGAACGTGTCGGGCGTGCAGGCGCAGGCCTACGACACGAACCTGCTCACCACGACCCGCAAGGCCCGCACGAAGGTGCGCCTGGTGGGCCGCTCCACCCCGAACGCCTACCTGCTCAACCCGGCGGACCTGGAGGCCATCGACCTCCTGCAGGACAACGAGGCGCGCTTCTACTTCGGCGGCCCGCAGGGGCTGGGCACGGCGGGCACCCTGTGGGGCCTGCCGGTCATCGAGACCGAGGCCGTGCCCGCCGGCACCGGCTACGTCGGCGACTTCAAGAAGGCGGTCCTGTGGGACCGCGAGCAGGCGTCCATCACGATCTCGGACTCCCACGCGAACTTCTTCATCCGCAACATGGTCGCGATCCTCGCCGAGATGCGTGCCGCGTTCGGCGTGATCCAGCCCAACGCATTCGTCGAGATCGACCTCACCGCCTGATCGGAGGCTGCGCCATGGCATATCTGAACCCCGCCGCCGGAGCGACCCGAGAGGGCAAGCAGGCCGGCGCCGTCACGCCCTTGACGAACGCCAACGGCACGGCGGACAACACCATCGCTGACGTCGGCGCCTCCTTCAATCAGGCGACGCTGAACAACAACTTCCGCGACCTGTCCGACAAGGTCAACGCCATCATCACGGCCCTGAAGAACGCCGGGCTGATGGCGTGACGCTGGTCAACTCACGGACGATCCGGGGCCGCTGTCCCGTATGCGGCGAGCAGCATGCCGCTTGCGGGCCGGCCCCGGACACCACTCCCGTTGATGAACGAATGGAGGTGGCCGCCGTGGGCGGACCGCTGAAGAAGTACGACGTCACCACGCCGTCCGGCGTGACCACCACGATGAAGCTCAACGAGGACGACGCCAAGCGGCTCGGCGTCCTCGACGCACCCGAGCAGCCCGCCGAGGCGCAAGCCACGGACGAGCCGGCCGAGACGGAAACTCCGTCAAAGGCCCGGACGACTCGCAACAAGGCCCGCACCGCTTCGTCCGACAAGGGCGATGGCTGAGCCGCTGGCGGATCCGCAGGATCTCGCCGACTGGCTGGGCGTGGCCGTCGATGACGCCAGGATGCTGCGCGCACTCAACGCGGCATCCAGCCGTTTCCGTGGGGCCGTCCGTCAACCGGTGTCCTTCATCGCCGACGATGCGGTGACGCTCGACGGCAACGGGTTGGAGGCGGTGCTCCTTCCGGCTGCTCCGGTCACCGAGGTTGCCTCGGTGGAACTGGACGGTGAGGTGCTCACCGACGGCACGGACTTCTCCTGGTCCGCCGATGGGTTCCTGCGTCGTCTGGGTGCCTGCTGGCCAGACCGGCTGCGGTGTATCGAGGTGACGTTCAGCCACGGCTTCGAACCGGTACCGGAGGACATCGCCGAGGTGGTCATCGACCAGGCCAGGGCGATGTACGCGGTGATTCCCGGCGTGCAGTCGCGGCAGGTGGGCGGACAGTCGGTGACCTTCGGCGCCCAGGCGTCCATCGGGGTCACCTCGCAGTGGACGGCGGCTGTCGAGCGGTACCGGCTGAATTCCGGTGACCGGCCGTGATGTTCAACCAGACCCTTGTACGCGTCCGCGCCGGATCCAAGACCGACCGGGGCGGCAACACCGTCCCCGACTGGTCTCCCGGGGCGGTCGCGCGTCTCACCGTGACGCAGCTGAACATTCAGCCCAGCGTCCAGCAGGAGACCGTCGACGAGCAGCGCAATGCGACCGTCACCGGCTGGCACGTGCAGTCCGCCGAGGGCGCCAACCCCGACATCCGCTTCGATGACCGTCTGGAGTGGGACGGCATGACGCTGGAAGTCGACGGCGAAGTAGCCCGCTGGCCCGACCTCTTCACCGACACGGTGCACCACATCGAGTTCCGGATGAAGCGCGCCACAGGATAGGAGGCCGCCGTGTTGACCGAGTTCCGACTGGATACGGCGGGCGTGCGGGAGATCCTGCGCGGCCAGGAGATGCGCCAGCTCATCGACGGCTACGCCGAAGAGGTGGCAGCCAACGTGCGGGTCCTGGTGCCGGACGGGACGCCCGTCGAGGTCCGCAGCTACACGACGGACCGCGGCGCCGCGACGGTCGTGGTCGCCGACACTCGCGCCATGGGCTGGCAGGCCCGTGACGGCATCCTCACCCGGGCGGCGGCATTCGCTGGCCTCGAAGTGAAGGCGTGGCAGCGGTGAAACCGCTGGTCGTCTTCGGCGACGTGCAGGCCGCTGCGGCGCAGGTGCTGCGCACGGCTCTCGCCGGCCGGGCCGAAGCCTTCGCTGAGGGGGTGACGGTGGGCACGAAAGTGCCGGTCATCCGCTCTCCCGAGGACGACCGGCTGCCGTTCGTGCTGGTCCGCAAAGACGGCGACCTTCCCCACCCGTCGATGGCGAACGCCCGCTGCACGCTGCGCTGCACCGTGTGGCATCAGGACCCCGACCAAGCGCACGACCTGGCGATGCTCTGCCAGGGGCTGTGGCTAGTCCATTCCGGGACGGTCATCCGCGGCTTCCGACCGGGCGTGGGGCCACTGCCCGCAACCGACCCCGACTCCGGCGTAGATCTGTCGACATTCTCGGCGGTCGCCAACGTCAAGCCGATGCCACTCACGGCGTGACCTGAAGTACCCGAACCGCGACGACAACCCCCTGTTCTGACATGAGGAGGACGCCGTGGCCGGCGACCCGCTGAAGGCAAATCTGTGGACGGACGCCGACGTATACGTGTCGTCCAACCTCTCCGCCACCCTGCCCGCCAACGCCGACACTCCTTTCGGCGGCGACTGGGACCTCGTCGGCCTGCTCGACGGCGACGAGGGGTTCCCCGAGTCCCGCGACGAGGACACCGACGACAAGTTCGCCTGGGGCGGCATCCTCGTCCGCACCTCGCGGAACCACTTCAAGCTCACCAAGTCCTTCACCGCGCTGGAGGACAACGACACCACCTACAGCCTGCTGTGGCCGGGCTCCTCGGCCACCCAGATCAAGGTGCCCCGGCCGGCGAAGGTGCTGGTCGCCTTCGAGACCCGCGAGGGCGACAAGGTGCGCCGCCTGATCTCCGCGAACTACGCGGAGATCTCCCTGGACGGCGACCACGGGGAGAACGAGACCGACCTGGAGAGCATGACCTTCCAGGCGACGATCTACCCCACCGGCGCGGGCGTGCTGTTCACCCGGCAGACCACCCCCATCCTGTCCAGCCTGTCCGTGACCCCGTCGACGCTGACCGTCGCCGACGGCGAGATCGGCGCCCTGACGGCGACCGCGACCTATGACGACGCCAGCACGGCCGACGTCACCTCGCTGGCGTCGTGGGTGTCGTCCTCGCCTGCCGACGCCACCGTCTCCGCCGGCTTCGTCACCGGTGTCGACCCCGGCTCGGCGACCGTCACTGCCACATACCAGGGGCAGTCCGACACTTGCGCCGTCACCGTCACGGCGTGACAGACGCCGGGGCGCGGGCCCTTCGTCGCGGTTCGGACCGCGCCCCGGTGCACCACCTCCGCTCGAAAGGAACCGCGACATGCAGATCACCCACACCGACGAGGAGATCCACGCCAAGGCGGTGCAGCTCGGTCTCATCCAGGACGGCGACGAGCTGCCGCGCGCGATGCGCGGGAAAGTGCTGGCGGCTCTCCTGCGCGAGCAGCCGAAGGCCGCCCCCGCGGCGGAGCCCGCGCTGGCCGCAGAAATCGTCGTCCAGCCGGGCGGCCAGATCCTCGTCGACGGCGAGCCGTTCCCGTGGCTCGTCGCCAAGCAGCCGATGGAGATCGGCCTCGACCCCGACGGCATCAGCACGGTGCGCATGACCCTGCTGGCCAAGGCCGTCCAGATCATCAAGCCCGAACCGAAAGAGGAACCGCGATGACGAACCGAACCGCGACGAAGGCACCGGACGACCAGCCCTTCGACTTCAACCTCGACACCGTCAAGGCCGAGGTCGACCTCACCCCGTGGCGTGTGCACTGGGGCAGCAGGCGCTGGGAGTTCCAGCACGCCGAGGAGCTCGACGTGTGGCAGCTCATGGAGGGCGCCGAGGGCGGTGACGTCGGAGCCACCGTCGGGGTCCTGCGCGCGGCGCTCGGGGCGGAGCAGTGGGCCGACTTCAAGAAGATCGGCATGCCGCAGTACAAGATGAAGGCACTGTTCGAGGCCTACAAGAAGTACTGCGGCCTGGGGGAATCGGAAGCCTCGTCCGGCTCGTAAGCGAGCATGGCGGGGCAGTCGAAGCAGACCTGCGCCAGTACTACGGCCTGCGCCTTCGGGACCTGTTCCTGCGCGACGCTGCGGGGAACCGGATGCTGACCTGGCGGGAGCTCGGTGCGTACATTCGCCAGCTTCCGCCAGAGGCTCGCACCCGTGTCGCTATCGGCGACGAGGACGGCATCTGGGGCCTGCAGGAGCACCTGACCGCCGTCGTCATCGACGAGCTGCGCGTCGGCAACTGGCAGCGCGCCAACGAGGGCGCAGCCAAGGGCAAACAGTCTCCTCAACCCAAGCCGTTCCCGCGGCCCGGCGTGGGCGGAAAGAAGGCGCAGCCCGACAAGGGCGGTCCGAAGCGGCAGGAAGCCCGGCAGCGCGCGCTGCACCGGGCAGCAGAACGCAGGCGTGCCCTTGCGGCAGGCGAGATCACGTAGACCGGCAGGGGGTGAACCGTGCCCTCTGTCGGCTATGCAACTCTGCAGGTCATTCCGTCGGTGCGCGGTATCTCGGACGAGATCAGGCGCCAGCTGATCGGACCGGCCGGCGACGCGGGCAGTCAGGCGGGCCAGGCCGCCGGCGGCAACTTGGCGGAGAAGCTCAAGGTGGGGGCTGCCGCGGCAGGCCTTGCGGCCGGGGCCCTGCTGGTCAAGGGCCTCGTCGACGCCATGGACCAGTCGAACGTGACCTCCAAGCTGCAGGCGCAGCTCGGCTCGTCCAACAAGGTCGCCGCCCAGCAGGGCAAGCTCGCCGGCAAGCTCTACAGCTCCGGCGTCACCGACTCGTTCCAGGGCGCCGCGGACGCGATCAAGAGCGTCATGCAGTCCGGGCTGGCCCCTCCAGGCACCACGACGAAGCAGCTCGAGGCGATCGCCACCAAGGCCAGCGACGTGGCCACCGTGTTCGATCAGGATCTGGGCGGCGTCACGAACGCGGTGTCGCAGATGATGCGCACCGGCCTCGCGAAGAACTCCACAGAAGCCTTCGACCTGATCACCAAGGGATTCCAGAAGGGCGCCGACAAGGGCGGCGACCTGCTCGACACGCTCAACGAGTACGGCACCAGCTTCCGCACGCTGGGCCTGGACGGCAAGGACGCGCTGGGCCTGTTGTCCCAGGGGCTCAAGGGTGGAGCCCGGGACGCGGATCAGGTCGCCGACGCACTGAAGGAGTTCTCGCTGGTCGCAGGCCAGGGCGGCGAAGCCACCGAAAAGGTGTTCAAGTCGATCGGCCTGAACGGCAAGCAGATCACCAAGGACGTTGCGGCCGGCGGCGAGAGTGCCAGGACCGCACTGGCTCAAGTGCTGACCAAAATGCGGGAATTGCCGAACTCGACCGCCAAGGCCAGCGCGGTCAAGAGCCTGTTCGGCGGCCCCGGTGAAGACCTCGGCGCAGCCTTGTTCACGCTCAACCTGAACAAGGCGTCCTCCACGCTCGGATCCTTCGGCGGCGCCGCCGACAAGGCCGGCAAGACCATCCGCTCCGGCCCCTCGCACGAGATCACCGTTTTCACCCGCACTCTCAAGCAGGGCTTCATCGACTTCATCGGCGGCCAGGTGCTGCCGGTCGTCTCCAAGCTCGCACACGGCTTCAACACCGAGCTGCTGCCGCCGATCCGCGCTGTCGGATCTGTGGTTGCGGCGATCCTTCTGCCTGCCCTGAAGGGCCTGTTCATCGCCGGGATGGCGACCGTCGGGTGGCTGCGCGAGTGGGGCGTCTGGCTGGCCCCCATCGCCGTCCTGGTGGGCGGGATCGCCCTGGCCCTGAACGCCCAGGCGATCGCCACGGGACTGGTGACCGCCGTGTTCTCGGTCTACCGAGCGGCAATGATCGTGGGGACGGCGGTCACCTCCGGCTTCGCGGCAGCTCAGACCCTCCTCAACGCCGTGATGGCGTTGAACCCGTTCGTTCTGGTGGCCATCGCGCTGGTTGCCCTCGGTGTGGCCCTGGTCGTCGCCTATCAGAAGTCGGAGACGTTCCGGGCGATCGTGCAGGCAGCCTTCGGGGCGGTGAAGACGGCCGTGGTCGCCGTCGTCGACTGGTTCAAGGGCCCCTTCCTGCACTTCTTCACCGAGACGATCCCGTCGATCTTCCGGACCGTGCTGGACTGGGTGAAGGTCAACTGGCCGTGGATCCTCGGCGCGCTGACTGGGCCGATCGGCCTGGCCGTCGTGTGGATCATCAAGAACTGGGGGAAGATCCGCACCGGGCTGGCCGCCGGATGGTCGGCGATCAAGTCCACCGTGCTCTACCCCATCCGGGACTTCTTCACCAAGACGATCCCGGGCTGGGGCAACACCCTGCGCGACAAACTGGTCGGCAGCTTCGACTCCGCCCGCGCGGGCATCAAGAAGGCCTGGGACAAGGTCAAGAGCATCGCCCGAGGGCCCGTCGCGTTCATCGTGAACACGGTGTACTCAAAAGGGATCGTCCCCACCTGGAACGCCGTGGCGAAGGCGTTCGGGGCTCCGACTCTGGACACGATGAAGTTCGCCAGCGGCGGCGTCCTGCCCGGGTACACGCCGGGCCGCGACGTCCACCTGGCCGCCCTGTCCGGCGGCGAGGCGGTCATGCGGCCGGAGTGGACGCGCGCTGTCGGCCCCGGCTACGTCCACACCATGAACGCCGCCGCCCGCAGCGGCGGTGTCGGCGCGATCCGGCGCATGGTCAGCGGAGGCATGCCCGCCTTCGCCGACGGCGGCATCTTCGACTGGGTCGGCAAGACCGCGTCGAAGGGTGTCGACCTGGCGAAGTCCGGAGTGTCGTGGCTCAAGGACGGCATGAAGGCGTCCGCCGTGGCGGGCATGAGCAAGGTCGTCAAGCCGCTGATCGACGCTATCTCCGGGTCGGCGTCGCTGTACCGGGACATGGTCACCGGCATCCCGAAGAAGATGATCAACAGCATCGTCAGCTTCTCCGGGCAGGCCGACAAGAAGCTCGGCCGCCTCGGTCTCATCGGTGGCCGCGGCTACAAGGGCGGCCTGGCCTGGGCGCGCACCCAGGCCGGGAAGCGGTACCAGTGGGGCGGCAACGGCAACCCCAGCTGGGACTGCAGTGGCTTCCTCTCGGCGATCGAGTCCGTCATCCGCGGCCAAAAGCCGCACCGAAGGTGGGCCACGGGGGCGTTCTCCGGTTCGTCCGCTCCGCCCGGATGGGTGCTGGGCAAGAAGTCGCCGTACATGATCGGCATCACGAACCGCGGTGTCGGCCACACCGCGGGCACCCTGAACGGCGTCAACGTGGAGAGCCGGGGCGGGGACGGCGTCGTTGTCGGCGGCCGAGCCCGCTCCTACCGCAGCTCGCTGTTCACGCACCGGTACGGGTTCGCGGCCAAGGGCTACGCCGATGGCGGCAAGCCCGCCCGCGGCGAGCTGGCGTGGGTCGGCGAGCGTGGCCCGGAGCTGATTAGGTTCACCGGCGGCGAGGAGGTCTACAACCACGCCGACTCGATGCGGATGGCGGCCGGCCTGTCCGCCCGCGGGTTCGCCAAGGGCACCACGAGCGCCCGCAGGCAGGTACCTGGCGACCTGTCGGCGTTCACCAAGTCCCTTACCGGCTCGGCCTCCGGCATCTCCAAGGCCGCCAAGGAGCTGGCGAAGGACCTGAAGAGCGCTGGCGGCGCGGGGAAGCGCCTGTCGGCCGATGCTCTGAAGGCGTCCGCGAAGCTGCAGGACATGGCCACCCGGCGGGACACCGTGGGCCAGCGGCTGGCCGACGCCAAGCAGGCGACGACCGACCAGAAGAAGGCCGCAGACGACTTCTTCGGACTGTCCAATCTCACCTCCGCGACCAGCATCAACGACCTCATCTCGCAGATGCGGGAGCGCCAGAGCACCGTCAAGGCGTTCCAGAACACCATCAAGAGCCTGTCGAAGAAGGGGCTGTCGCAGGATCTGATCCAGCAGCTCGTCGCGCAGGGGCCGGAAAGCACGCTGGCCGGACTGGTCAACGGGGCCACCAAGTCGCAGCTGTCGCAGCTCAACTCGCTGGCGAAGACCGGGGAGACCCTGTCGACGTCGTATAGCCGCACGATGGCTGATGCGATGTACGACGCCGGCAAGAACGCCAGCCGCGGGTTCCTGACCGGCCTGCAGTCGCAGGACAAGGAACTGCAGGCAGCGATGAACAAGCTGGGCTCCGGCCTGGTGAAGTCCATCAAGAAGGCCCTGAAGATCAAGTCCCCGTCGCGGGTGACGATGCCGCTCGGCGCCTACACCGGGCAGGGATTCGCCATCGGCCTGGACTCCACCGCCTCGCAAGTGGCAGCCGCGGCCGCGCGGGTGTCCGAGGCCGCCGTGCCGTCCGTGCCCCCGGCGCCGGCTAACGCCTCGGCCGCACAAGGCTTCGGCGGCCGGACACCAGTCCTCCTGGTCCTCGAGGACGGGGCCCAGTTCCCGGCCTACATCGACGGCCGCGCGGACGACCGCGTCGACAAGAAGTTCGCGACGGTCCGGCAGACCGCCAAGGCCGGCCGCAAGTAGAGGGGAGTCCGTATGCCGATGATCGTGGACCTGTCTGCGCCGGAGGTGACCCCTCCGGCGCAGGTCGTCTCTCCCGACGGATGGCTGACCGCGGTCGTCGATGAGACGTGGGCGGGCGTCGCGCTCTCGGTGGACTACACCGCGGGCACCCCGCTCGCCGACGCCGCCGATGTCCGCAAGGTGCGCATCATGCGGCAGGACCCGGGCGCACCCGTGGCCGTGCCTGTGCGCGGCGCTGACACTGCTTGGGCGGTCGAGGGTGTGGGCCCGGCGTATGACCACGAGGCACCGCTTGGCGTGGGCGTCACGTACAGCGCGCAGCCGCAGTACGCCGACGGCACCTGGGGGCCGGTGTCCTCCCTTGGCGTAGAGCTGCCTGCGCCGGACGCCCCGGCCGATGTGTGGATCAAGTCCCTGGATGAGCCCGGCGCGTCGGTACGGGTCACCGTCTCCTCGTGGCCGCAGCTGTCGTGGGAATCCCGTATCGAGCAGGCCAACGTATCTGGCAGCCCATTCCCTGTAGCCGCTCAGGACGTCTACACCGCAGCCGGGTCAGAGATCGTTCTCGACGCCGAGGACTCGGCCATCGAAGCGGTGCGGGACCTGCTCACCACCCCGGGCGTGTACCTGCTGCAGACCTGCCCGGAGTACCGCCGCCCCGACGCGTTCGTCCTGTTCGGCAGTCCCGCTGAGGCCCTGGACGTGGGCCCGACCGGCTCGAGAACCTTCACAGCTTCCGTGCTACAGGTCGCCCGGCCGTCGACTCTGGGGCAGCGGATGCGGATGCCCGGCTGGTCCTACGACGCGCTCGCCGCGCAGTACGCCACCTACGACGCGGTGGCCGTGAGCTACCCCAGCTACCAGTCCCTCGCCCTGCACGGGATCGTGTGATGCTGCCGATCAATGACGCGGTCCTGGCCGCGCTCGGCGGCGCGGTGCGGCGGCCGGTGCGCGCCGAGTGGTCCAACGACGGCGGCCGCACCTGGACCCAGTGCAACGTGCAGTCTGGCTCCGCGCAGATCACGGCCAGTCGCACAGCCGAGACCCGCTACACCGGCTCCGCCACCCTCACCGGCGTCACCGCTGGCGCATCCGGGATCAACCCGATCAGCACGAATGTGCGCCTATGGCAGGGCATCCAGCTCCCTAGGTCGGAGCCAGTGTGGTTCGGGGCCGGCCGTTACACCGTGGGCCGCCCGCGCCGGACCAAGACTGGCCTCGACGTGGAACTGTCCGGCATCGAGGACGAGATCCGCGAGGCAGGTCTGCCGACCGCCCGCACCATCGGGCCCGGCCGCGCCCGGCCCATCGTGGAGACGCTCGTGGGCGAGGCTCTGCCCGGCGTGCCAGTGTCGTGGCGCCCGGGCGTGGCCGCGGACACCCTCGTCCCTCAGGTCCTGGCGGAGGAGAGCCGCTGGTCGGTGCTGTCCTCCGGGAAGGACTCCTCCGGCACGTCGACCGGCATCGTCGAGTCCCTCGCGGCGGAAATCTATGCCGACGCGCGCGGCATCATCACCATCGCCCCGGTGCCGACGCTGTCCGACCCGGCGGTGTGGCGCATCGGCCGCGGCGTTGGCGGCGTCCTCATCGAGCCGACGGCCGAGCAGACCAGCGAGGGCCTCGCCAACGTCTGGTCGGTGACCGGGGACGCGGGCTCCGGAGGTGCCGTGATCGGGCCGGCCTACGCGTTCGACGACGACCCCAACAGCCTGACGTATGCGGGCCCGGACCCGATCGGGGACCCGCTCGCCCCGCAGCGCATGGGCTTGTGGCACGTCAGGCTGCGCGTGCAACGGCACTCGAGCGCGGTCATCACCAGCCTGGTGCAGGCCTCCGAGCTCGCCCGCGCCAAGCTCGCCGACTCACTCGGCGTGCAGTACTCCCTGTCGCTCACCGCTGCATGCAACCCCGCCCTCGAGCCGGGCGACGTCATCGAGGCAGAGGCCGAGCCGGACGTCTGGGAGAAGCACCTCGTCGACTCCCTCTCCTACACGCTCGGCTCACCCTCCATGTCGCTCACCACCCGCACCACGGCGAGGAGGCTGTAGTGGACGAGGCCGAGCTCCTCGGCGCCGAGCTCGCCGCCCGGGCCCCGACGGGTGCACTCAAGCAGGTCACGGCGAAGGTCATCGACGTCACCGACGACGGCAAGGTCAACCTGGACCTGCTCGGCACGCTGGTGCCCGACGTGCCGTGCACGGACTCCTACCGCAACCGGGCGGCCGGCGACTGGGTGGCCGTGCAGCTCGGCGCCCGGCCCATCGTGCTATGGCGTGTAGGCGACGACCCCGCAGAGAGCGACGCCGAGTCCATCAAGGAGCTCGCCGCCGAAGCCGCCCAGGACATGATCGCCGTGAGCGCGTACACGTGGGGCACCGGCACCCCGGGTGCGGGCTGGCAGACCGTCACCACCCTGTGGACCCGCAAGGACTCCAACGGCGTCGGCCAGCTGTACGCGCAGATCGGCAGCGCCGACCCGTCCCCGTCCGCGCCCCCGACGCGCGCGCCGAAGACCGTCACGATCAGTCCGACGGACTCCGGCTCCTGGCGCTCCGGCCGCCCGGACGAATACGCCTCGAGCCCCACACAGGGCGACTGGACGGGGCGCGGCAACCGCAGGGGCGGCTGGTTCTACGGGACGTCGATCGCGTCGGCCTGCAGCGGCAAGACTGTCTCCAAGATGCAGGTCAAGTTCACGCGCAAGCGTGGCTCCGGCCGCAACAGCAAGGTGCCCATGCACCTGTACCTGCACAACCACACCTCAGCGCCGTCCGGCCAGCTCAACCTCGGCGACGGCCCCGAGGAACTGCTGCGGCTGTCCGTCGGCGCCAAGGGCACCGCGACACTCCCCTCGTCCTGGCGGAACAAGCTGGCCGCCGGCACCGCCCGGGGCCTCGCCATCTACGACACCGGCAGCAGCGACTACGGCGCCTTCACCGGCGGCCAGATCGTCATCACCTTCTCCGCCAGCTAGGAGCCTCACCTTGGCCACCATCGGATACGCCGAACTGCCGGTGCCCGCAGGGGGCGACGGCCCCACCGTTCCCGCGGACATCGCCGAGCTCGCCGCAGCCCTGGACCCGCACCTGGTGCAGCACGCCACCAACGAGGCCGACCGCGACTCCCGGTTCAGCGCCGCGCCCGTGCAGACGCTGGTCATCGCCACGGACGGCACCACCTGGATGAAGACGTCGTCGATCAGCAACACCTGGGTGACGCTGTTCGAGCCGCTGCAGGACTGGCAGCCCACGATCACCCTCAAGTCCGGGTTCGAGGAAGGCAGCGTCGAGCTCGGCACCCGTGTCAAGGACGGCACGCACGTCTACCTCAAGGGCCGCATCCAGCGCACCGACGCCACCAACATCCTCGACGCCAACGCCGTGAACCTCGGCGCCGTACCCAGCGAGCTGATCCCGCCGACCGAGCTGCGCACCTACCCCGGTACCTGCTCCATGGCGGGCAGCACCACCGACGCCGCGGGCCGCATCGAGATCCTCAACACCGGCACCGCCTCCGCGTATGGCGTGGCCGGCGACATCCTCTGGTGGTACCAGGGCGACACTGGCACCGCCTGGGTGGACATCAGCGGCGACTACTGGATCGACTGAGAGGAGGGGAACCGTTCATGCCGCTCTACACCTTCGGCGGGACCACCTCCGCCGTCCTCACCACCGAGTCCGGCGACGTCGTCCCGGACTACCCCGTCACCGTTCGTGTTGCCGGATCGGGCGCCGCGGTCAGCGCCCTGTTCGAGGAAGACGGCACTACCCCCATCGCCACCCTCCGCTCCAACCCGGCCGGCTCGGACAGTCCCGGCGCGATCCGCACCTTCAAGGCCGCCGATGTTCCCGCCATCGAGTACGAATTCAATGGCGCGCACGGCCCGTTGCGCTGGTACGAGTCCAGCCGCGAAGCGATCACCGCCGCTCTCGAGGGCTTGGCCTCCAAGCTCGACAAGACCGGCGGCACGATCACCGGACCCTTGGTCATCAATGCCGACGTGGACGTAAACGGCACGCTCGACGTCGACGAGTTGCTCGTCGGAGGGGCGCCCATCGAGTCGGGCGCCGACTTCACCACTGCAGGTATGTACGTACCGTCAGCGCTGACTGGCACCGCCGTGCAGGCCGCACTGAACGCCGCGCGCGACGCCGGCGGAGGGTGGGTCGTCGTGCGGCCCGGCGTCTACCTGATCGGCGCCACGCTCCGGATCTACGGCAACACCCGCCTCACGCTGCTGCCGGGCGCCGAGTTCCGCCGCAACGTCGCCGCAACGATGATCCTGAACGGGGACGCCTCCCAGAACCTGGGCGGCTACACCGGCCAGAGCAACATCATCATCGAGGGCGGCCTCTGGAACATGCGTGGCACGACCGCTGGTCTCACCGCGTCGGCGATGTGCATCAGCATCGGCCACGCCCAGAACATCACCATCCGCGGCCTCGAGGTCCGCGACCTGCCCGGCTACCACGCCATCGAGCTCAACAGCACCAAGGGTGGCCTGGTGGAAAACTGCCGCTTCCGCGGCTACGTCGACCCTGGCGGTCGCGACTTCTCTGAGGCCGTACAGATCGACCTCGCCAAGGGCTCCGGCTACTTCGGCGGCTTCGGCCCCTACGACAACACCCCGTGCCAGGACATCGAGATGCGCGGCTGCTATGTCGGAGCCTCCGGCACCGCCGGCACGACAGCCTGGCCCAGGGGGTTCGGCTCGCACTCCGCGACCGTCGGCACCCGCCACAAGCGGATTCGCATCGTCGACAACTCCTTCGAGGGCTGCCTGCAGTACGCGGTCGTCAACTACGCCTACGACGACACCCTGATCGCGGACAACACGATCTCTGGCTGCGGGGCGGGCATCCGGATCCGGACCATCATCAGCGCGGACGCTGCGGACTCCACGAACCTGTCGGGCACCGTCACCAACGCCTCGCAGGCCCTGTCCACCGTCGCCATCACCGGCAACACGATCTCCGCCACCGGCTCCTACGACGACGCCATCCTGCTGTACGGGGAGTCCACTGGCCGCATCGTCGGCGCGACCGTCAACGGCAACGTCATCGACACCGTCGGAGGCTCGGAGAACGGCATCCGCGTCCAGTACGCCGACCACTACACGTTCTCCGGGAACACGATCAAGTCGGTGGGCGGAACCGGCATCAGCCAGGAACAGGTCACCGGTGGCGTCGTGACCGGGAACCGCGTCTACCAGCCCACCGCGTCCGGCATCTCATGCGACACCGGCACCGGCGTGCAGATCACCGGCAACACGGTCCGCGAAGCGGGCGTCAACGGCATCCACATCCTGTCCGGCTCCGACATCCAGATCCAGAACAACTTCGCGAAGGGCGCGAGCCGCACGGCTTCCGGATCGTGGGGTATCCGCTGCTCGACCTCCGTGGACGGGCTCCTCGTCACAGGAAACAAGGTCCGGAAATACGGGTCGGGCAACGAAGTTGCCGCCGGCATCGGCATCACGTCCACCTGCACCAACGTGCGCCGCTACGGCAACGATCTGCTCGACACCGGACTGGACGACCAGAGCAGCCTCCCCGACACCAGCCCGTTCGACAGCGCCGGTGCCATGGATGTGGCGATGCGTCCCTCGGGCCGCTACGAGACCACGTCCCGGCTCCGCGCAGGCACCAGCAACACCCCGACGTCGGGCACGTTGTACCTGGTGCCGATCTGGCTGCCTAAGGGTGCCGTCGTCTCGAACATCAGCTTCGCGTCCGGCAGCACCGCGGCGGCCACGCCGACCAACTGGTGGTTCACGCTGCACAACTCGGCGAAGGTCGCACTGGCCCGGACCGCGGACCAGACGACAACGGCGTGGGCGGCGAACACCGTGAAGACCCTCGCCATCGCGCAGACGACCGCCGGCTCCGCGACCAGCTACACGACCACGTACACGGGACTCCACTACCTCGGCGTCATGATCAAGGCCACGACCGTGCCGTCCCTCGTCTCTGAGGGCTCCGTCGCGGATTTCCTGGCATCAGTCTCGCCGGGCTTCGGCGGCACCGACGCAGGCATGTCGACCCCACCTACGGTCACCAGCGGCGCCTTCACTGCCGGGACCTTCGGCACCGGCTCCGGAATCCTGCTGTACGGCTACGTCACCTGACCCCCGTTCGCCCCGCGCCCCGAGCCTCCTGGCCGGGGCGTTCGTCATGTCTGGAGCCCGCATGGCCACTCCACCCACAGCCGCAACGTTCCTCCAGTGCCTCCGCTCGGAAGGCGTGACGGTCAAGGAGATCGGCGACTGGAGGACACACAACCGCAACACCAAGGGTCCGTGGGGCCCGGTCCACGGCGTGATGATTCACCACACCGTCACCAAGGGAACGACGAACAGCGTCAACATCGTCCGCGACGGCTACTCCACACTGCCTGGCCCCCTCTGCCACGGCATGATCGCCAAGAGCGGCACCGTCTACCTCGTCGGCTACGGCCGCGCCAACCACGCTGGCCTCGGCGACCCTGACGTCCTCGCCGCGATCATCGCCGAGAAGACACCCCCCGTCGACGATGAAGCCACCGTCGACGGCAACCGCGCCTTCTACGGCTTCGAGTGCGAGAACCTCGGCGACAACAAGGACTCCTGGCCTGACGCGCAGATCGAGGCCATCGTCCGGGTCATCGCAGCCCTGTGCCGACACCACGGTTGGTCCGCCCGCTCCGCGCTCCGCCACCTCGACTGGCAGCCCGGCAAGGTCGACCCCCGCGGCCCCGGCATGGACTGGTCGGCGATCCTCACCCGCGTCGCCGCCCGCCTCGGAACGAAGCCGCCCACTACCACGCTGCCGCAGCCGACGAAGCCGAAGGTCTCGCTGTCGAAACTGATCGCCGCAGCGAAGCACGATCCCGGCGCCGCGGGCACGCCCGTCACCTACGCCGGCACGGCCACCGTAGAGGCCGCCCTCGTAGACGAGGGCCTGCTCTCCAAGGTGCGACTCGATGGCCACTACGGCCTCGACACCAAGACGGCGATGTCCGAGTGGCAGGAGGAGTGCGGCTACCGAGGCCGCGAGCCCGGCCAGCCCGCCGACGGCATCCCCGGCAAGACCACCCTCACCAAGCTCGGCGACAAGCACGGCTTCACCGTCGTCGCCTGATCCGAAAGCGAGAACGATCATGAAGGTATTCGGGAGAGAACCGGTCGTGGTTCTCAACACGCTCGCGGCCGTCCTCGGTCTCGTCGTGTCGCTCGGCATCACACCGCTGTCCGCGGAGATGGCCGGCGCGATCGTCGGTGTCGCGACCGCGATCCTCGGCGCCATCGCCGCGGCCATGACCCGGCCGGTCGCCCCGCAGGCGTTCACCGCGCTCGTCGCCGCCGGGGCCGTGCTCGTCGGCACGTTCGGCTACGAGGTGTCGCAGGAGACGGTCGGTGCCATCAACACAGCCGCGCTCGCGATCCTGACGCTGCTGACCCGCGTGCAGGTCACGCCGTCCAGTCCCGCCACACCGACGGGACCGACGAGCGTCTGACCAATGCACGGCTTATCCGTAGGGGAGGGCGGCCCGGTGAGTGAAGTCTTCGGCATCAACCCGGGGGACGCCGGCCTCGGCGTCCTCCTGACCCTCGTCATCCTGTTCATCCTGACCGGCCGACTCGTCCCAAGGCGCACCCACGAGGACGCGCTCGCCGACCGCGACAACTGGCGGCAGGCGTACCTGGAATCCGAGAAGGCCCGCAAGGTCGAGCACGAACAGACAGGCGAGCTGCTGGAGATGGCGAGACTCGGCGGGCACATCCTCACCGCCCTGCCCCACCCGGGGCATACGGGTGACGAGGAGGTGAGCGGTGATCGGATGGATCCGACGCCTCGTTCACGGCTCTGACGACACCGAGCCGAGCGATTCTGAAGCCGCGCTGGCGCACGCACGCAAAGCCCGCCAGCAAGCCGAAGCCCGGCAACCCGTCGTGGAAGCGGTCGCCGCGACACTGCGCCGCGCCCGCGAGGAGAACCACTTCCGCGAGAAGATCGAAGAGCTGTTCAGGGGAGCCGCGCCATGAGTGACATCGGCGTCGACCAGTGGATCAATGTCGCCGGGTCGGCGCTCGCCGCACTGGTCTGCGCCGCCTTCGTCGTCATCTACCACCTGAAGACGACGTGGTGGCGGTCGGGGACCGGGCGGAACCTGATGGGACTGCCGGCCGCGATCGGCCTGCTGTTCCTGTACACCGTCCTCGTCACCGTGTGGCCGGACGGCTGCATCGCGACGGTCCTGCGGGGCGTCCGTACAGCGCTAGCCCTGGCGATCAGCGCCCTGATGGCGCAACGCATCCGGATCCTGCTGAAGGCGCAGCGGGAACACCGCGACCGAACTGGAGTGTGACCGATGCCGGAGCCGCGTGCTGTGCAGCCGCGCCGGGACGATGCGGCAGCCGACCTGGGGAGCCTGGTGGAACTCGGCTTCGAGGAGCCGCCACCGATCCCCGCACCCGCCACCGACCCGTTCCTGCAACCGGACTGGCCACCCGACGACGCCGCATGACAAACGCCCCCGCACCTGCTTCGGCAGGCGGCGGGGGCGCATCGTCGTGTGTGGCAAGGTCAGAACATCTGGCGCGCCATCCTCTCAGCGGACTCCCTTGTCGATCCGTTCTCGACCTCAAGCTCTACGAGTCGCTTCTTCGCCTCGGTCACCTGCTGGCGGCACTCGTCGGCGTAGTCGTCGATGCTGCCCTTCGGGTTCTCCTCGCGCCACTTCTGCAGGTGCCCCAGAGCGAAGACCCATCCGCTCACCTCAACGTGCACCTTCAAAGTCTCGGCCGCGTTCGCCATGCCCACCCCTTGATCACAGAATGACGGTAAACCACCGTCTGTCGTCATCTCGTCAACGAGCCTATCGCCGCAGGGAGTTGTAGTCGATAACTCGTGTCGAAAATCTACGACGAGTAACCTTGCACCTGTATGGTTGTCGACATGGACTTCGGATACGCGCGCGTCTCGACAGCGGACCAGAACCCGGACCACCAAATCGACGCCCTCCTGCGCGCGGGAGTCGACGAGAAGAACATCCACATCGACTACGCCAGCGGGGCCAAAGCGTCCCGCCCGGAGTTCGACGTCCTCCTGAAGCGGCTGAGGGAAGGGGACACGCTGAAGGCAACCCGCCTCGACCGGATCTCCCGCTCCCTCCTCCATCTCGTCATGCTGGGCGCTGACCTGAAGGAACGGGGGATCGGGCTCCACATCATCGAGCAGGGCATCGACAGTGGGACACCGGAAGGGCGCGCGATGTTCGGCATGCTCGGCGTCATGGCTGAGCTGCAGCGTGAGCTGATCCTGGCGAACACCATGGACGGACTCGCAGCCGCCCGGGCGCGTGGGCGCGTGGGCGGGCGGCGACCGAAGCTCACCGAGCACCAGGCGGTGCTCGCGCAAGAGCTGTACGACAAGCGAGAGAAAACCGTGCAGGAGATCGCAGACCTCTTCGGCGTCCCTCGAACCACCGTGTACGGGCATCTCAATCGGTCATCGACGAACGCCCGAAAGGCCGCGAAGTAGCAACGCCCCCGCCTGCACGGGCGGGGGCGTTCTGCTGTTCGGGCTACCAGGCGGTGTCGCTCATGTCCCCTCCTACGCTCGGTGCGGCCACGGTAAGCCGATGCCGCCCCGCCTGTCAGCCCCGCGTGCCAGACTGGCGGCAGGCCCGTTTTCCTCTGTGAGCGAGTCCGGCGGCGCGTGACCGTCATGGCTCCCTCGGACCGGACGTATCACTGAGGGGCGGCCCCTGCTCGCCACGGGAGTCACGTCCCACGGAGGACAGCCCGCTACCTACGGGTACAGACGGGCCAGGGGTCGCACACAAACTGCCGGGATCAGGTCGGGACCAGGCAACTGGACCCTCCCGCGTATCGGTTCCCCGTCGGGGGAGGTCAGCCGTGCGGGGTTAGCGGCCCCCGGAGGCGTCGAGCGCCCGCCCCAACACGGGGGCGGGCGCTCGTGCGTTCGGCCGGTAGGCATTTCCGGTCACACCCCTACCGCATGGCCGGATTCTGGTGCATCGTTGTTCGCGCGGGATCCGGAGCTCCCAGGCGATGGCCCCCCGCTCGGGCCCCGCCTGCGCGCTGCGACGTGGCGGGGCCCGCCGCTCCTCCCGGCTCCCCACGGGAGGGCTCGCGGCCTAGTCGGCGAGGTATCCGATCTCCACGTCGGGCCGGCAGTCCGGGCAGGGCAGTACTTCCTGCTGGAGGGCGAGCAGCGCCTGCTCCTCGCTGACCTCCTTGGCCGTCTTGGGTACGAGCGGGCAGAGGCCGGTGTGGAGGACGGGCCGGACTTTGTCGGGGACGATGACCCACGCTGGGGGAGGGGGCGCCTGCTCCCGCCGCCGCTGCTCCTGCTCGGCTTCGCGCTTCTCGGCTTCGGCGAGGGCGTCCTTGATGCGGGTCACCCACATCTCGTGCCAGGTGAGGAGGGTGCGGAGGCGTTCGGAGTCCGGCGGCAGGTCGTGCATGTGTTCGATATTACGCCTGCGGTTACGCTGCCTGCATGCCTGACCAGGAGCGCTTCCACCTCACGCTGTCGACCGCTGGCCGGCCGGTGATGCACGGCTGGTGGCCGGACCAGGCGACGGCCGACCGGAAGCTGGCCGGCTGGGTCGGCGAGTTCGGCGCCATGCCCGCCGCCGCCGTGACCCTCGTCGACACCGCCGACGGGCGGGTTATCCACAGGTGGCCCGACGAGACGTGAAGCCTGCCATCCTGGCGCGATGATCGAAGAGCCAGGGCCGGACCAGCAGGACGACTTCGACGACGTCTTGGGCGACCCGCTACCCGTCGACGACTATCAGCTGTCCAGCCGTGTTGTCGGTGGCCACCGGTACCGTGGAGCTCAACACAACGACTAGCCAGTCGGGTTGCTGCTGAAGCCCCGCCCCCGTACAGCACCGGGAGCGGGGCTCGCTGCTGTCAGGCGTTGTCGTAGCCGCGGGTGGCGAGGTACTCGGCCGCGTCCTCATTCTCGGTGAGCCACGCCTCGCACACCCTGTACGGCTGGATGGCGTCCTTGGTCTCAAGCTCGGCGACGGCGACAAGGTCTCGCGTGCAGCCTGCGCGGCCGTGCGCGGTGCAGATCCAGTCGCCTGACTGCTCAACCGGCTGGTCAAGACGGATCAGGCTGTTGATGGTCGACTTCATTCGGGCCATGGCTTGGAGGCTAGCGCTCAGGCCGCCAGCTCCGGGTGCCGAACCTGCTTCTTCAGCCCCATCTCGACGTCGTACCGCGACACCCCGTTGCCTGCTTCCTTGGCCTGCCGGACGAACGCGGCGATGCCCTCGTGCACGGCCCGCGCCGTCGCCACGGTCAGCCGCCCGGCCTGGATCTCCGCCCAGGCGGAACGTTCCAGCTCGATCAGATCATCGGGGAGTTCGATAGCCACCGCGGGATCCTACGCCGCCGTCGTCACGTCCCTGCGCTCGACCTGCCGCAGCTCCGCCAGCAGCCGCCGGTACTCGGCCCGCTGCTCATCCGACAGCCGCGCATCCCGGTGCGACCACAGCGCGCGGATCGCCGCGTTCAGCTCCGCAACCGTGCGCAGCGGACCCGAGGCCGGGGGAGTGGAGGGCATGGTCAAGATTCTAGGCGGCGGGTACGACATCGGTCAGCCTCTCGGCTTCGGCAGCTCGGTGACGAACGTCCCGATCCCCGGCTGCATCTCCGCCAGACCCTCGCCCCGCAGCTCCTTCAGCACTCTCTTCGCCGTGACCGGGCTGATCCCGAACTCGTCGCAGATCGCCATCCCCGAGGGAAGCCGGGCGCCAGGCTCGTAGGTGCCGTCCAGGATGCGCTCCGACATCACGGCGTACACCTGCCGCCACCTCGGCACATCCGGCTCCCACTTCATGATCCCGACGCTAGGCGGGCCTACCCAGACACGCGAGACCAGACGACCTATACGACCTATACCGCCTATCCCGCAGGGGTACCGTGAAGATGCAAGGACCCCCGCGACCGCCAGCAACGGCCCGGGGGCGTGGCCGACGATCGGAGCGTCGACGTGCAACACCCTACGGACCAGTCCCCCCAGCGGCCATGCATCTGCGGCGGAACCGACCACACGGCCATCGATGGCGGGTTCTCCGCCAGCGGCTCGGGCGGCGTCGGCTTCTACCGCTGCCCCCGCCGCGAGATCCCCGCCCCGCGGCGCAACGACGGGCTGGGCGTCTGCTGGGCCCTCGACGACGACGGTGAAGGACTCCACTGCACCGAGCCTCCACTGCACGACGGCGAGCACCGCAACGCGTACACGGGCAAGCAGTGGCGGCACGCCGGCATGCCGCAGACCCGTCACTGAACGACTGGTCAGCCGACGGCGGGACGTGAGTGCAGGCCAGAGGTTCGCGGGCGGTGACACGTTCACACCGGGCTCACGCGGCTCGCACGGATATATGCAAGCAGCACACTTCCGTAAGGACCATGAGTGCTGTTGACTCAGATTCAGCGCTTCCCAGGCCCCGACGCGCCCCGCGCTCACCCACGGAGGAGGTCTGTCACGTGCACGCCGAGGACTCGTGCGATACGCAGCAGTGTCCCGATCCGGGCGTCACTCGCGCCGGCCTCGATGTCCTGGTAGGCGGACCGGGAGACGCGGGCCGCCAGGAAGACGGTCTCCTGCGTCATGTTCTCGTGGATGCGCCGCACGCGGATGCGGTCGCCGATGGCGCGGCGCTCGTTGAGCAGCCAGTCGTCGTCATCGGGCAGGCGAGGCACTCGACAAACGCTCGACCGACCAAGATCATAAGTCAGCCCGGTTTACCGGGCATTAATTGATCTTGATTCCAGCCACTCCGGCAGTGGGGTGGAGGCACGGCAACCCCTGCGCGCTCTGGCATATGCCGCAGGGTCGGTTGTAGTGTCCGGAACTCGAACGCACGTTCGCTCGAAAGGGTGAATCCCCAGCTCACGGCGGCATCGTCAGCGCCCAGTCGGGCATCAGGGAACAACCCCCAAAACGGCACAGCACCAGGAGACGGTATGGACCGCACGCAAATCCTCGACCTGTACGAGTGGGAGACCGGTGTTTGCTTCCGGCATCCCTCCACGGGCGAGGTAGCGACGGCCCATGTGAAGACCGTGCATCCGCGCGACGGCGGCGCCGAGGACGTCCGCGCCTGCCGGCCCTGCATCCTCGACATGGAGCGGGAGCGGGAAGCGGTCGCCCGGGCGGAGGGGCTCGTCTACGAGCCCGGCCACGTCGGCGAACCGCTGGCGTGAGCCCCGGTCGGAGGGCCTTTTGGGGTCCCGCCGCTGGGGACATTCTGGGGACACGGCAGGGCTGGGGACATCTCGGGGATCGCCAGTTCTTAAACTCAAAGGAAGTTGCGGGCACTCACGGGAACTGAAAGGAAGCCAGGTCAGAGACCATCCGCGACGAGTTCCCCAGATCACAGGCAGCCGGGCGACAGAACCCGGCGTACAGCCCGACTCGTCTGCCGCTTACCCCGTTGACCTGCGCCTTCCTCTGCTTATCCTTGATCCATAACGGCGCTGGGGACAATCTGGGGACAATCAGAGTCGAGAGAGAACTCAGGCACCTGCCGCCCCCGAACCCGCGTCCCCGGGGGACATCCACTGGCCGAGCGCGGCGAGCCCCATTCTCCCGGACTTCGGCATGAAGTGCACGTAAGTCCTCAGCGTGAACGCCGGATCGCTGTGCCCCAGCCACGCCGCTAGCTGCGTGATGGTCTCCCCAGCCTGCAGCACGATCGAAGCGAACGTATGCCGCGTCACGTGGAAGCCGTCCTCGCGCGGCATGTTCCAGGCCCGACGCGCATACGGCTTCTTGCCCGACCGCTGGATGTACTCCGTCTCCACGGCCGGGATGACCCCCGCCCGGGCGAGCGCCGGCTTCCACTGCTTCTCATCGAACGTGACCCGGTTGATCGCGCCCCCGCTCACCCCCGACGACCGGGGTGTCGTCACCAGCAGCCGTACCGTGCGCCGCGGCCGGTCCTCCCACGCCAGGTTCGGGCGGTCCGGGTCCACCCACGGCAGCGTCACTTCGATCGTGGGGAACAGGTTCGCGTGCTCCTTCACCGCCCGTGCCAGCTCCGGCGGACACGGGGCGACCCGCTCCTTGTTGCCCTTCGGCGGCGCGAACCCGAGCCGGCTGTTGATCCGGACGATCTGCCGCACCACGTTGATCTCCGCGCCGTCGATGTCATCCGGCGAGAACCCGAGCGCCTCCCCCTGCCGCAGGCCCGCCCCCACGCCGAGGTCGACGAGGATCCGGTAGCGAGGATCCAGCGCAGCCCGCACCGCGGCGACCGTCTCCTGCGGCCAGGCCTTCGCCTTCGACTTCGGAACCGTCGGCGCCTTCAAGTCCTCGTCCCGGAACGGATTCAGCGGCACCCGCTTCGCCTTGTGCGCCGCCTGCATGATCGAGGAGAAGTGCTGCCAGGTGACAACGAGCGTGCTGGTGTCGATGTTCTTCTCTGCCGCCGTCCGCCACCGCAGGACCTCGTCGTGGCCGATCTGGTTCAACGGCAGATGCCCGACGTGCGGGAGGATGTGCTTGAAGATGCGCGGCTGCATCGACTGCCTCGTGGTCGGCGCCTTCCGCAGGTTCGGCCACCACGTGCCCTCGACGTACTCCCGCAGCGTCATCTCGCCGGCCCGGGGGTCGTAGAACTGGCCGCGGCTCGTGTCGGCCTGCGCCTTGGCCAGCCACTCCTCCGCGCTGCCCGGGCCCCGACGGTTCTCAAACGATCGGTCCCGCACGCCCGGGACGGCCTTGACCCGCCAGCGCAGCCCTTTGCCCCACCGTGCAGTCTTCCGCCGCTTACCAGTCTTCGGGTCCGGCGCCTTCGTCATCCATCGGTCTTCGATGTACCCGGCCACGTAGCGGCCCCCTCATCGTCGTTCAGGCCACGTCGGCCTCAGGTGAGTCCATGGTGACGATCTCACCGTGCCACAGCTGGAACCACTGTCCACCGGCGAGGAACTCCTCGATGGAGCGATTCAGCACCCCGATGAACATGCCTGTAGAGGTGAGGGGGTGGACGTGCAGGGCGACGTGCCCCTTGTGCTCGCGGATGTCCACCGGCGCTTCGAGCGTGGGCGAGGCGAGCTCGAACGTGACCCGCAGAGGGCTGTCGGGGGAGGCGACCGAGACGACCTCGCCCTCCCAGATCTGGTACCAGTGCGCCGTGTTCACGAAGTCCAGCAGGGTCTTGTTGAGCGAGGGGATGAACTCGTGCGGCTCCAGGCCGCGGGCAATCAGGATCTCGACGAGCCCTCTGCTCTCTCTCCAGTCGGAGATGACTCCGGGGTCGAGATCAACAACCTTGTACACAACGCGCAGCATGAGGCGCCCTCCCGTCGTTGTGGTGCACGTGGGCGAAAAGGGCCGGACATGCACGGTTGTGGAAGGGTACGACCGGTGAGCGCATGGCCACAATCGGTTGTAGGAAATGTCTACTTAGGGACTTTGCCGGTCAACCGACCTTCTGGTAGCGCCAAGTCTGCTAGCCCTCTTCGCGGCGGGCCCGTTCGTCCGCCTCGATCATCGCCCGCCAACGCCGCAACTCTGCCGGGGACATGCCCGCGAGGTGGCCGACGATGATGCGGACCTCGTTGCCGTAGCCGGCCAGCTCGGTGGCCTCGTACTCCAGCCACTGCTCCGCTGCCGCTTCCTTGATGGCACGCAGTGACCTGCCCGTACCGTTGGCCAAGGCTTTCATCTGGGCCGGGGTGGGCGGGTTCGTGGGCGGGTTCTTCACCAGCTTCTGCAGGGACTGCTTGTAGTAGCGGGTGCCGGACTCGGGGTCGACTGCACGGTCCGCCATCTCCTGGTAGGAGAGGCCGGCATCCTTCGCTTCCTGGATGAGCCGGGAGAGTGCGCCGATCGGGGTGGGTTCTGCGGTCGCGCCTTGGTCATGGGCGGTGACCGGAACCGTCATGTCCTCATCCTCTCCTTTGGGCACTTCAACACCGACTGTCTCTATAAGTGGGGGGCGGTCGCGGAAAATTGCCAGGTCAGTCCGTACAACCATCCTGGCTTTGGGACGGATCGTCTACAGATCAATGCTATCCAGCCAGGAACTTTGCCGATACTCGGCATCCGGTCGTCATCGGGTCATTGACGAATCGTCCCCGACAGGGTTAACTCAAGGGCAGTGAAAGGCACCTCAGCAACGGGGGAGATCCATACATGGTGCGCTATGCCCTGCGGGACCTGGAGTACTTCAAAGAAACCATGGAACACCCAGGTCGGGGCGTGCCCTACTCGGTGCGAACCCTCGCCGAGGCGTCCGGTGTATCGAGGTCTCAGATAGGCCGGCTGGTCGCCGGAGACCTGCCTGACCTGCCCGTCAATGAAGCGCATGCCGTAGCTACGGCACTCGGTGTCGCCGTGCTGGTTATTTTTTTGCCCCCCGTGTCACCAACTCAATGACGAACCGTCCCCCGGCGGTTCACCCCCACAGGAAGGAGAAGACGTGCCCCGGCTCGCGAAGGTCCCCACACCGGCCCCGCCCGGCTTCGTCTGGATCCAAGAGCTGTCCCGCATGACCGGGCTGTCCGTCAAGACGCTCTACAACTACCGCCACCTCGGCAAGGGGCCGAAGCCGGTCCCCATCGGCCGGAAGCTCGCCTACCGGCTCTCCGAGGCCAAGGCCTACGTCGCCGAACTCCATGGCTGCACGCCGGCCGACAGCGAGCGCGCCGCCGCCTAGAGCGGCCAAAGCCCCAACCGCCGGAGTGCGATCCGACAGCCGGGGCCCTGCGGCCAAGAGCCGCTGATCCACCCCAAGAACCGTGAGAACAGGAGTGAACCGTGAGTTCATCATCCACTACCCCGACTCCCGGCGCATCGCCGCTGGTTGAGCAGTTGCCGGGCAACGTGACCGAGATCCACATCATGCCGGGCTTCGGCAACCGTCTGCAGCTCGTCTTCCACGGCACCGAGGGCATGCCGGAGCCGATGCAGGGCGCCGTGTCCGCCGTGACCGTGTACGGCGACGGCCGCATCGAGTACCACCCCGAGCAGACCGAAGGCGGCACGGCATGAGCGACTACCCCGAGATCGCCGACCGGTTCGCCCGGGACACGGCTGGCCACGAGATGACGATCCTCCACGAGGACGGCCTGTACCGGCACCTGCGGTTCCGGCCTCAGCAGCACGGCTTCTACTGGTTCGACCTGATCACCGTCCCCTACGCGCTTATCTTCCGGGGCGACGGCGAGTCCTACGTCTTCTCGATCGACGCGACCGAGGACATGTTCGTCCTATTCCGGAAGTCCAGCTACAAGCGGTCGATCAACCCCGGCTACTGGTCCGAGAAGCTCCGCAGCAACCGCGACGCGGCCACGTCGTACAGCGAGAAGCTCTTCGAAGCAGCGGTCGCCCGCGACCTGGCGATGGCGGAAGAGGACTACCCCGGCGTCACGGCAGCGTGGGCCGAGCACCTCGAAGACGAGTACAACGTCGAGTACGAGGTCGAAGCCCGCCGGGCACTCGACGAGTTCCGGTTCGGCGAGTTGTACCGCGCCGAGTGCAAAGAGTGCGACTGGCAGTTCGAAGCGGGCAGCTGGTCCGCCGCCTCGTTCAAGCAGGACCGTCACCGTCGCGACGCTGGCGACGAGCACACGGGCCCGATCCGCGACCTCACCTTCGTCTTCTCCGACACGTGGGAGTGGCGGCTCCAGGACTTCGACTGGTGGTTCCTCTGGGCCTGCCACGGGATCCTCGCGGGCATCGCCCGCTACGACCGGGTCTCCCGCTACGGCCTGAAGGCGCTCGCCACCCCGAGGCCGGGGGCGACGTCATGACCAGCACGATGGAGTGGATCCGCCGCACCTACGACGTGCCCGCCCGCCACGGCATGCGTATCGAGTACGACGGCAAGCCCGCCACGATCGTCGGGACGCGCGGCCCGTACCTCGCCTTCCGTGTCGACGGCGAGAAGCGTCTCAACTTCGACCACCCGACCTACCGGATCGTCTACCCGGCCGTTCCCAAGCCGGTCCGGCCGCGCGGTTGGTGCAAGCACTGCGCCCAGGACCGGGCGATGACCGCCGACGGCGTGATGGGCCGCCACCACTGGAGCGGCCGCGACTACCTGGGGTCCCGCACCTTCCGCTGGTCCAAGCCCTGCCCCGGCACCGGCAAGCCCCCGTGGAAGCCCGTCCGCAACCTCACCCACCCCGGCGAGCAGCGGGCGGAGGCGACGTCATGAAGCGCTTCCAGACCCCGGCCCCGCCCATCACCGTCGCCGACACGCCGCTGCCGGTCCTGGAGGAGCAGCTGGCCGCCCTCCGCGCGCACGCCCTCGCCCACCTCGCCGCACGCGGCGAGCAGCCCACTGGCGCCCACTTCGACCAGTGGCACGAGTTCCTCGACATCGACCCCGACCTCCGTGGTCGCAACTACAGCCGGGAGACGTCGTGAGCGCCCGCATCGCCAAGATCTACCTGAAGGCAGCCGAGGTCATCCGCACCAACGGCCACTACAAGGGCGCCTACTGGGGCCGCCCCGAGGCCGGAGTCGGCATCGTGCTCGCCGCATCCGAGTGCCCCGTCTGCACGGTCGGCGCCCTGTCCGTCGCCGTCACCGGATCACCGGTGCCGGTCGCCGATGAAGTCGACCCGGTGATCGTGGAGTTCGCCTCCCGGATGTTCGGGCCGGTCAACGCGGCAGCAGCGGTAGTCCGGGTCGCCGCCTGGAACGACGCCGAGGAGCGCACCGCCGACGACGTGATCGCCGCCCTGGAGCAGGCCGCGAAGGCGGTGGCGTGATGACCACCTTCGCCGACCCGCGGCCCGTCGCGGACACCGAGCAGGACGAACTCGCCACCGTCGACGCCGCCTACACCCGCGCCTTCGGCCAGGACATGGCCACCTGGGACGTCGAAACCCGCGCCCTGTACGAGGACGCCATCGCCGACGTCTACCGCCGCTACACGAAGGCGGACGTCTGATGGCCGGCCAGCGCCTGTCCCCGGTCGCCGGGTTGTTCAACGCGCTGGCCCGCCTCTACATCCGCCGCGCACGCCACCACATCGCCGCCCAGCAGCACGCCATCCGCGAAGGCCGCGAACAGATCCACCAACTCCGCACCGCCGCCGACTTCCGCGCCACGGAAGCCGCCGGCTACATCGACCGCAGCTTCCTGGAGCGCCGATGACCATCACCGACCTGATACCCGCCCTCAAAGGCCACGGCCGACGCCGCGCCGTCGACGAGGTCGACCGGCTGCGCAGCCAGGAGATCACCCTCCTGACGAACCTGCACGCCGCCGGGGACAGGATCGCCGTCCTGGAGCAGGCCCTCGCCGAGACCGGCCGCAAGCAGGCCGAGGCCGAGGAGATCGTCGTCCAGCAGCTGGCCGACCTCGACGACGTCACCGCGGAACGCGACGCACTCGCCGAGGAAGTCGCCGCGCTGAAGCGCCGGTTCGGAGCCCAGCTCGCCGCCGAAGCAAACGCGGCCCGCATCGACGTCCCGCCGATGATCCGCCCGGTCGACGGCCCGGAAGACGAAGCGACCGCCCCCATCGACGTCCGGCCGCTATGGGAGGCGCTCGACGGCCGCTACCTCGGACCGGTCTTCGACCCCGGCCACGTGCACGCTGAGGGGGCGATCTCATGACCGTCCGTCCGCCGATAGTCGGCGCCGCCCTGTGGACCGCGGTGATGAAGAACGCCGGCGACCGCTGCGAGTGCCGGGGAGCGTGCGGCAAGAAGCACGACCCGGACCGTAAGCGGAAGCAGGGCCGGTGCGAGCTGGAGAACGGCAAGCACATCTCCAAGGTCGGCCAGATCGTCCTGATAGCGATGCCGCGGGACCCGATCAACGAGGGCGACTTCGTGACCGCCGCCTCACTGCCGCCCCGGCGCCTCGCCGCGATGTGCCCGCCCTGCTACGACGCGGTCCGCCGGAAGATCAAGGCCGCCGAGAAGCAGCTCCCGCCGCAGGACGACGGGCTGTTCGGCGCCGAGGAGTTCTACGTCGCCCCGAGCAGCAAGCGGCAGGCCGACGTGGGCGCCGCCTAGACCGCGCCGGGCCGGCGGATGTCCACGGCCCCCGGCCCGGCGCCCAACACCACCCACAGACGGCCGCGTCGAGCACCCCCGGC